AGAAGCAGAATTGGGAACATTGGGTTTGCCGCGGGGCGATGATTTAATTAAATTTTCAAAAGGATCTGGATTCATTTTTTAACTCATCCGTTTAGCGCCTAGTTTTTCTGCTTCTTTTAGTTTGTCTCTTTGTATAGGGACTTGTCGGCCATCGGGTAATTGCATCATAACGCCGTTTTCTTCTTCTTGTAAAATCTTATCGTATTCGTTTTCCACCAAATTTTCGTAATTCAAAGGCCTGAGTTTTCCCGATTTTGTTTGTACTCCTTTTTCTTCTATAACCTTTTCAGCAGCTTCTTGGCGTAAAAGGGCGCGGTTAGCATATTTTTCCATCAAATTTAAGATTTGTAAATTTGCTTCCTTTGATTTACTAATATCTGGTAATTTGTCTTGCAAAAGTTTCAAATCGGCATCAGATAAACGAACGCCAAATAATTCCTTTCTACCTTCCAAAAATTCAGGAACGGCGGCTAAAAGATTGGCTTCTTTTCCCGATAAAACAGCATCAGCTAACTTATTACCTGTATTACCAAAAAACCTAAAAATATTAGCCCATGATGTAGGTTTTATTTTACCGGCTTTAACGTCCTCAATTATTGGTTTAATTGTATCCAATCTTTGTTTTGCGGTTTTGGCTTCTTTGCGTATACTGTCAGCATATTCCCTGGATTCTTCGTGGAATTTTACATCATTAGCGTTTACAATTTTTGTTTCTGCTGCATTTGCATTTGTTTTATTTTCTATATCTCTTCTTCGGTTTTCAATGTAAGGGTTAGAATATATAGGTTCCACACCAGCTTTTCCCATCGCTATTGCTAACTCATCAGCCGTCGCATTTGGATTTTGTTTGATAACTTGTTCAATAGCATTTATTTGTTCAGGCCTTATTGGTTGTGCAGTTATGCCCCCGCTTGGTTTGGGATTTTTTGCCTTATGCATAGCAACAAATTCGGCAGGTGAAAATAAAGAGCTCTCTTTTTCAGATAAATCTTTACCACCAAAATAATTGCTTAAAGCTTGTCCTTTTTTCATTTGCAAAATTTCTTGTTTTTTTGCTTCCGATTCTTGAGCTTCTTGTTGTCCTGCTAAAAGCCAATTTTGTAAAACTTGTTGGCCCGTTTCGCCATATGGGCTTGCGGCTGATATCAGTTCTTGTAGTTTTTTTGAAAAAGGGGCGTTTTTTAACTCTGGATTATCCACCACGCTTTTTAAACTTTTATTGGCAAAATAAGTATTTAAGCCGTTCCCAATGCCTTGACCTAAACTCATGCCAAGCATTTCGGATAGCTTTCCTTGAGGATTTTCTGTTTTGATTACTTGGACCATTATCCCATACCTCCGCCGCCTTTAAATAAACTGCTTATTCCCCCTCCTATTCCCTGACCTAAAGCAGATCCTATCGGTCCGCCCATAGCGGCGCCTATACCGCCTAATAATGGTTGTAAAAAACCACCGGACCCTTGTTGTTGTTGATAAGCAAATGGCTGGTAATTTAATCCTGTTTGAGATAACTGGTTGAACTGATTATATTGTTGACCTGCTGCTTGCCTTTGTAACTCCGAAAATAATTGCGCCAATTGTGATTGCAAACCAGCCGCAGAGCCGCCTAATGCTTGGCCAAAACCGCTAGAAGAAAGGGCGCCTTGACCCGCAAATCTTTCTGCAATCATGGGTAAAATTTGTTCTTGAAATTGTTGAAGATATGGTTGGGAAAATTGATCGTAAGCCTGTTGTCGATTATCTCCAAGAAAGTTGTTATAATAATTTTGGGCTAAATTATAACCCCCTCCCTCCGTTAGCCCCATAGCTTGTGCAAGTATATTATTATGCAAAGCCTCCTGACTTTTAGTTCCTGTCGGAACCTTTTTTAATTTATCAGGGCTTCCAAAAAGAAATTCGCTAAAACCTGGCATACATCACCTAATTTTTTAAGTATTCCATGACCCATACACACCATGTAAGTGAGTTACCCGTATTATTTTGGATACTTATTGTATTTGTCACGCTATTATATCTAACGTACACACTTGGGTCATTTAGAAAATAAGAAAGCCCCGTTGTATCTTTGGCGCCCCCGAATCCTTGGACAGGATATAAATACCCATTAATATTTGGCGGCTGGGTTGCAGCAGATAAAACAATATTTGTGGTGCCTGTAGGTATATTGCCTCCATTAAGTATAACCAAATCAGCTGTAGTCCTGTAAGCATTGCGATTTTGTTGGGGGTTGCCGGGCTGATACCATTGCTCAAAATTTGCCGTTTCCTGAAGCAAAAACAAACCGCTTTCTTTTGTGTTTACTGCATTAGCTACGCGGCGTAGATAAAGTAAAAGTATGCTTTGAAAGTCTTTATCTTCCGGATTTACATCTAAAGAAATTGGGAGTTGATTTGTGTTAAGACTGGCATTGCTCGAAAATGTCATAATGTATATCTTTTATATAATTTATATATGCTAAACATATATCAATTGATTAGTTTACCGCCGGGCCTAAACCAAAAGTTCATGGCATTTAATTCCATGGGGGTTTGATGGGTGGCTAGCTGATTCATCAGGTTATCATCATAAGTTAATCCTACGCGCAAATATTGGCCAAATTGTGTGCTGTAAAAACGATACCAGGCATATTGTGAACCCGATATATACGCTTGCCCATTAACAGGGCTTGTATTCCAAATGCCCCCGCCTGTGTAAGCGCTAAAACCTGTAGAATTTGTATTGTTTAATGTAAAATTGTTAGCATCCACCACGGTAATTGCATATATTGCCGAATTTAGCTGAGTCATACCTTGGACGTTTCCAATGTATATCAATGTTCCGCTAATGAGGCTGTGGTTAGGGCTTGTAATTTGACAAGGATTTGCTTGAGTCGCGTTTGTGATAAATCGGGAATTTTGCGATGAATTGTTTAGAGCACTATTGACAAGCGAATCATTGCCTGAAAGAAGGTTGGCCTGCTCACCAAGGTAAGAGTTTACGAAAAGCTGGATTGTAGTAGCAGCAATTGCAGGCGATTGGATATTTGAATCCATTTGAAAATCAATATAAGAAAGTTTGAATTGCTTTCCATCACCTTGAAAGGGGTTAAAATCTTTACCCTGGATATTCATTTTAGGGAATAAAGTAATTCTACCCCCGCCTATGTATGTTGCAGTTGAACTTATGTTGACCGCAAGGTAATTTTGAGAAGCAAAATCCCATGTAGCTAGCGTAATGGTATTAGCATCAACAACTGTAACATTGTATATAATATTGTTAAGTCCTGGGTCAGTTCCGTTCCAAATAGCTCCCGTAATGTATATGATTTCGCCGTTAGCTAAATTATGGCTTGGTATAGTAATTTGCGTTGGATTTGTAGCAAAATTTACGGCCGTTATAGCCATGGTATTTGCATAAAGAGTTGTAACTGCTTGTGGCGTTTCTGCGTCGGGATTTTGATAGATGTTAATAAACCCTTGTTGTGTTCCTAAAGCTATATAATCCACATATTGTTGATCGTCTACATTGTCCCAACCAACATTGCTATCCCAATAAGTTGTTAAACTATCCCATGTAATACCAAATTGAAATTGCGTAGTTCCAAAACAAGTAATGGTGTCGCGAAATTTAGCCCAAGAATTGTTTCGATAATTAAACACAAGGACCGTATTGGGATAAGATTGCGTTGTAGATGCATTGGCGGTATCTAAATAATTCCAATAAACTAATTCTTTTTCAAAATCCCTAACGCCGTGGACAAAATTTGGCGCATTATTTTGTATCTCAAAACTAAATATTTGTTCAGGTATTTGTTCATCTAAACGTGATATTCCGTTTGCTGCTGCTTGTATAATCCCTCTATTGCTAACTGTCATGACGCCTTGGTCAAAAACAATAGAGCTAAACGTGCATACCGATCCAAAATCTGAAGAAATACGTTCCCATATAAATGGAAGGCCATATTCCCCGACGTAACGCAATTGCCATGTGGAATATTCAAAAAATACTATCAACGTATTCCTAAAAAAAGCAGCGCTAACAATAGCTTCATTTGTAGGTGCATCGATAAAACCACCCAATCCAAATATATCTGAACGCCATGCGGTTGCCGATGTTGGGTCGCCAATTTGACTAAATCGGCATCTAGCAAAGAAGTTAGTGGCGCCTGTGTAAGTTGATGTTGTTGTTCCTTCCCAAGTATTTAAAGCAAGCAAACGGCCATAATAAGGTATCAAAATAAGAGCTTGCCATAATGTGGTTGTAGCTGTGACTAGCGGCTGTAAGTTGTTCCATGTGGAATTGTTATAATAACGCATCGGATCATATGAAGGTGATCCTGGACCGCTAAGCAAAATGTTGTTATTAGTCGCAAAGAAATACCTTAAATCAGGTGTTGCCCCTTGATAATTAGTACCCCAAAAAAAATCGGTATTAGAACCCGTCCAAGTTGTCCCTGGAACAAGTTCGGCAAAACCATTAACATATTGATAAGCATATTTGGTATCAAAAAATACAGTGGAATCAATGCCAAATGTTGACACATCCCTTTTGATAATTCCCATCACGGGAAGTGCAGGAAAATAAATCATAGTGGCTGTAGCAGCACTACCCGCAGTTGCTGTTGTGATAAGGGTAACAGCGCCGGTCATGTAGTTAATAGTTCCGGAATTACCCGCTGTGGCGTTGGTTAATATTCCTGTTCCTTGATCGATGAAAAGGGTTGCTAACCCTGCAATTGCAATTCTAACGCTACCAGGCTGAATTTCTGCATTTGCTTCTTTGGTAATAGACATGAGGGTATAGAGATTAAACGTCCAAGGGGAAGCTCCGCTATTGCCTATTGACACATTTTGAAAGACACGTGATAAGCGTCCCATGGGGACTTCGCCGTCTCTTTTCTTGGTTCTTTCGCGAAAAACATAAGCGTTTTCTAATTCTGAATAAGCTTCATTTGCCAATAAAAAAGGTTTTTTATCTTGTGTTAACCCGCCTGTAGGGTAACCACCAATTGTTATTTGTAAAAAACCTGTCATTTAATAACCTATTGCAAACCAAAAGAAATTAGTATAACTTCCTTTATTACCATTAAATTGCCAGCTAAAAGAATTTTTTGTTGGAGCCGCGTTTTGTAATGCTAATGTATTATCGGATGAACTAGTGCCGCCATTCACTGCTATTAACGTTAGTGAAACATTTAAACAATTATTTTGAAAGGGTGGGTTAAAATTAACGGTCCCCGTAACACTGCTTGAATTTGCAATTGTGGCTTTTCCCCATTGAAAAAGAATTCCACCGGCCCAGGCATAACCATCAACGGCCGCGCTATTTCCCGTCAATTGAGAAAGACCACCCATTCCTGTTAAAGAATATAATTGTGCATCATTGTTATTTGGTATTGATGGGGTTGTTGTGCCGTTTACAACCAAAGTCCCCGGAACGCCCGAAAAAATTTGATTGTAACCACTAACTGTATTGACGTTAGTTTGCGGCACTTCGTGAATAATTGTATGATATCCCGCAGGTTGAGAGCCTGGTTGTCCGTTATTATTTACATGATCAACCGCTAGGGTTTGAAAAGTTCCGTCTAAATTATTTCTAATTGTAGCTTTTGTTTGACCTAAAGAAGAACCATCCGGAGGGTAACCTGGCGTATATGTTGGAATAGGCATAAAAACCTCCTAGCTAACTGCTACTGTTGGTATGGGTTGTATATTTTGCGGACTACGTAATTTCTTTTTGGCTTTTTCACTTAATTTTGCATTAACAACTTTAAGAGGCTTTTTCAATACTTTTTCTTTTCCTTTTATAACAGCCATAACTTTTATCCTGTTGTATGTCTACCAACAAAAGGGCCTCCACCCATAGATATAGGCTTATTTGGTAGCGTTTTTTGTTTTAATTTTTTTGGTGTCATCCAATTTTTTGCTTTTGAATTCCATACTTTTTTTTCTTGTTTCTTCATATTGAACCAAAACTTGTTAAACCACCGCCTGAGCCGTAATTTTCGGTCAATTGGTCGGTATATAATGTTTTTATCCTTTCCTGGCCTATCTGTGCGTAAGTTCTTGTTTCAATAATGTCATATCTTTCTCTGAGCATTTTATCAATAAACATTACGCCATCAGAATCTAATCTTTCTTCAAATATCTTTTTGGCTGCGCCCACAGCCAATATTTCCCACCATTCAGAAAGCTCAGGATTTCCCGTCATATCTGCGGCTAAGAGGGCTTGAATAGGCTGACGATAACATGTGAGCTCTATAGTGTAACCTGCATCTGGCACCGGGGCAAGTGTAAACTGGTTCTGAAAAAACATGATTGCAAGAGGAATCGAAAACTGCTTGGGATTGTACTGTATTTGTATGGGGTTTCCCGCTGGAATTGCATCAGCAAAAGTCAACCCTGTTATTTGTCCCGTTTGATAATTTATCGTTGCATTTCCCGGCATTGTTGGCGTTGATGAAGCGTATTGACGATAGTATGTCCACCCATATTCTTGATTTGCATTATTAGAAGTTTGAAAAATTTGAATCAAATTTCCCTGGCCATCATCCGTCACATTTTGTGTTATTCCTACACCATTTGGCCCTATAACATTAGCAGTAATAAGAATGTTTTGAACTCTTCCTTGAGGAAAATATAAATTAGGGCTTGTCAAAGGCCCTGGGTCGTTGTTGACGCTAGCAATCAAAGGCGATGCAGTTGTGTAACCATTGTATGGTGAAGAATACCAACTTCCGCCTGATGTGTATGTTGTGAATGATGTTGTATTCGTGTTAATGTAAAAATCATTTGCATCTATAACGGTAATAACATAGGCATTTCCATTGACCTGCGTCATGCCCCCGACATTATTTAATATAACGGTTATGCCTGTAACAAGACCATGATTGGGGGCTGTGACCACACCATTTGTAGCTTGTGTTATGTTGGTAATTGTTCCCGTTTGAGAACCTGTTGTTCCATCACCTGTTGCAAATGTAGTGAATTGTTGCCAATTGTAATTTGCAGCATAAAATTCCCAGGGGTTATGGAAAAATTTTAGTTCCCTTTTTGCGCAATAACATGGCTGGTCAACTGTGATGTAAAGTTCGCTATTGAAAGGGTAAACATCTTGTCCCACGTTTGTGGTAAAGGTATAAACATCTTTTAATTTTAATGATCTGAATTTCGCGGGCAAATCATAAGAGTAAAAGCTGTGCATTTGGGTAATGATATAAAAATCTGTTACCTGAAAAGAATTTGTGGATCCGGTTAACCTACGTGTTTTTGTTACAGCGTTTGCTAAGGCCGGAAACAAAGGATATGTGGGTACGTATGTTGTCATGTAAACACCGGTTCATTGTCAAAAGCATCTTCTAAAGTAACCGCAGTTGTTCCTTGGATGATTCCTGAGCCTGCTGCAACTGCTACACAGGGAATTTGCGGATCTTGCGCATTTATAAACGGATAAAAATTGCTACTATCCACTGCTATTGTAACTGTTGTTGGCGTAATTGATACGATTTGCGCCTTTTGGTTATTCAATTGTATCATCCCATTTGCAGGAGGAATGCGAAAACTTATCCATTCAGCAATCGTAAAATTGTGATCGCTTTCAAAAGTAACAACAGCAGGGTTAGCTTGGGTAATATTCGTTATATATTGCAAATTAGGAATAAAATTAGCTCCATAGGGTGGTCCATAATTTGAGTTATAGGGCCCGCTCATAACACGCTTAATGGGGTAAATCTTACTCTAGAAATAGTTTCATAGCTTCTTGGAACTCTTTGGCCATTACTTGGTAATTCCATGGAATAACGTCTTACCTTTTTCTTAGTGTTATTCAAATGTTTTACAATGCCCATTGGCAAATCGCATTTTTCGCCATGGACCATTTTAATCATTTGTATGGGTTCGCCCGGATATTTTCGGTAAGCAAATTCAAGCCATCCACCTTGCGCATCAAGAAATTCAAACATCCCTGTTATGATTTTATCATCTTCTTTGCGCATTTTTTTAACAAGTTCGTCTCTTTCTGCTTGAGGCAAAGTGTTTTTTTGTTTTTTATTTAATTCTCTTACTTCCATTATTATTTACCTTTATTTAAAAGAAAGGGGCATATTGCCCCTTTCTATTTAGTTACGCATTAGTGATTCCATTTACGAAATCGGCTTTAAACGCAAAAACTTGCATTTTAGCATTAGCTACCCCTACGGCTGAAGTACCTATATTCATGACGTATTGCGATAAATTATCGAAAGCGTCAGCTAGGTTTGTTCCCGGAGGCGATGCAGGAATGGTTGCACTTCCGTTAAGAGGTACAACGCCTGAACCAGCAGGAATACAAACAGCAGGAGACGCCCCGCCTGCAAATGCAGCGGATGTTGGGAATTGGAATGCAGTAAAACCAGTTGTGTCTACATCGATTGTAATCGAAGAAACAGTTGTGGAATTAGTTACAGTCAATACCCTTGCTGCTCCCGCAGGATTGCTTGTAAATGGACCGCTTCCCGATTTAGCTGTTAAATTGCTCAGCTGAACCATGCCGTAAGGCGTTGGGATTTGGAAATCAACAAGCTCTCCAGGACTGTATGGGTTTTGTCTGAAGAAATACACAGTTGCCGGATTTGCTTGCGTAATGTAAGCAATAGGCAATGTGTTTGGCAAAAATTGGCTAGGATATACTTTTTGGTAATATCCTGTTGTGCCGTTTGCTACTGTCAACCCTGCGCTTACAGCTGAAGCGGCATAACCAAGCGTAATGCTTGTATTAGCTGTGATAGCTGTAATTTGGTAAAGGGTTGGGCCGCTAATTTGTTGAGCGCCTATTACGTTGATTAAACGTACTAAATCGCCCACGTTCAAACCGGATGTGTTGCTTGTGGAAACAACAAATGTTGTTCCATTGACCGCAGTAATTGCCACTTTTGTGTAAGTTGGCGGATTAGTTTGATCAATAAAAGTAAAGCCCCCGGTGGTTCCTTGCGATGCATATGGGGTAACACTAGCTCCCGTTGCACTTGGTTGGCCAAGAGCAAGGTAAGATCCTTGTGCCATGGTAGCACTAAACCATTCCGCATAAATTGGGTTGGCTGCTGTGCTTTGAGCTCCCCAGTTAGTTACATCCTTAACAAAAACCCAATCGGGTTTTGCTGTCATAGGAATATTAACTGCTACAGGGGTAGCCGGGTTGGTATAAGACCAAGACCCAATAAAAGAATATGGTAACATTATTGACCTCCTTAAATACCTGTTGAGCGTAAATTTTGAACCCAGAGGTCATTAGTAATGCATTGGCCTTGGTAAAACGAACAACCTGCTGTATGTCTTAACATACATGGGTCGTTATTATATCCTGGGGGCAGATAAATAAAGCGAGCTTTACCACCTGCTTGCCATACAACCTTGTAGCCTTCTTTTGCAGAAACAAAACAGTTGGCTATGTCGTTTCCAAGCAGAGATGCATTTGGAGAAACAGAACCTTGCTCTGAAGCAAAAAAGCGCACGTTATTTGCACCGCCTATCTCAACGCTCAATGTTTGAGATATGTTCGGATACTGGAATTTTTTGATAAAACCAGTCATGTTATACAGCACAGGAATCATCCTTGTGGTTAACATACAACCGTATGCATCGCCAATAGGGCTAGTTCCAAAACGTAGCTCGGCTTCTACGATGTTTGTGATATACTCTCCAGAGTTGTTCTGAAGCACTGTAAAGACGTCATCCACGTCTGAAATAGTCATTTCAGTTGGAATATCGCCGTTAGTACCGCCTACGCAGTTAATAATACTTGCCGATGACTCCAGGTTATCTCTCTGAAGGGCATCTTGCGTTTCACGAAGGGATTGTCCCAATCGAGCCGCGGCGGAATTTAATACTGGCAATCTGTTACTTTTATGACCTAGTTTCCTAGGCGGGAAAACCTCTTCGGATTCTCCTCTCTACCTTTTTTTATACGTAGAGTTCAGACTATCGCATCCTCTTTCGAGGCCTAAGAATTTAGTCGTTCACGCTGTACAAATAATCAGATTTATTACATACTATACAATCATTAACAAAAGGAATGACATGATTGATATACAATTGGCTTATCTTGCAGGAATCATTGATGGAGAAGGATGTTTTTTTATTGGACTTTTTAGAACAAAAGCCACAAAAAATCTTCTTAATTATCACACTTACATCAAAATTTCTAATACAGATGAAAATTTGATGAAATGGCTTAAACACACAGTCAATACAACCAATAATCAACAAGAAAGAAAAACTCGCATTTCCAAAAAGGAAAGAACGATTTTTAATTGTCAAATTACTGGAGAAAGACTTGATAATCTTCTTCCAAAAATCTATCCATACTTGATAGTCAAAAAAAGACAATGCGAAATTATGATGAAAATGCGATCTACTTTTACACCACATCGTCGGCTTCAAAAGAAAGAAATTTCTGAAGAAATTCATAACATACGTTACGAATGTTATCTTGAACTTCGATCTATTAACTCCAGATTTCGCGATCATCCCGTTAAATCCTTATATTCACTTGCGCCTTGTCACCCTCCAGTTATGCTGCGAGGGCTTCCAAGTCCATTATCTCAGGTTTAGCGAGGACACAGAGTTTATCCTCGTTTGTTATTGTGACTTGACGAGTCAGCACAATATAAGTCGCATACACACGTACGCGGCAGTCCACATCAACGCGGTTAAGCTGTTGTGGGGGTGGGTTGTTTTGGCCATCATCGAGAGGCACTTCAAACAGGTCTAGCCTGTCGTAACGTGACTGACGATCAATAAAGCCCTGATTGTCTGGCAACTCAACGGGTGTAGCAAACAACTGGTGAATTAAGTTGTGCTCTGGAGTTGACAGCAATTTTGCGTTGTACCGCTGTTGTATTTGCGGTGGCAACGAAGCAATTGAGACTGTCATATTTTTGTTCCCTTTGACCTATTAGGTCATTTCGGGAACCGAGCTAGCTAGTGCAGCATATCCATGCATTTCACGATAAAGATCTTTTTTCATTGCATCAGTTAGTTTAAAAGCTTGGGCAATAGGCCTTTTATCGTAAGCCATAGGAGACGTAATTGTCTTTTCTGACTTAGCGATTGCTTTGTCTATTTCCTTCTCTCTTCTACTTTCTGTTGCAGCTTTGGAAAGCCCCATCGCTTTAATGTATTTATAGCTTTGCACTCCGATTTTATAAGGGTCTTTTAAATCCGCAATCGTGGCTGCTAGTTCCGGTTCCTTTTCTTCCAAAATTGATAATGTTTCGGGGTTAACGATCTCGGAAAAGTCAGCATACTGACGATTTAAGCGGTCCATAAATTGGTCTGCATGTTGTTTTTGAAGGGCTTTTTGTACTTCTTGACGTACAAGTTCCTCGGCATTTTTAAGGACTTTCTGAGTGTTTTTCTCAGTAAGTTTTTTTACCTTGCCTAAAGGAATAAACTCTTCATCACTTATTTGATCCAATTCATCAACTTCTTGACGCACAGGTTGCTGATTGGCAAGTTGTGCTTGCATGATCTGCATTTGTGCTTCTCGCAGTTGCTTTAATTCTCTTTCGAGCTCGGCATTTTTAAGACGCATCGCTTTCAAATGCTGGTTAGTCACCGGCTCTTGAATGTTTTGCGTTTCTTTTACTTCATTGACTTGATTTTCTACCTGAGGTGCTACCTCTTGGACTTCGCTGTTTTGGTTTTCAATTTCAGTCATTTAATTTCCTTTTTTTAAGTGGTCGGCTAGGCCCACGATTTACGCCGCGACGGAGGGCTTTTCCGTCTTTAGTACGCCCTTATATTTGACTTTGTATAAGAAAAATATTATAAGTCAAATAAAAACTATTTTTATGATTTGTGATAATTGCAAAAAAGATCGTTTGTTAATTGATTTTATAAATAGCACAAATATTTGTTACAAGTGCGTTTATCAGAAAAAACTTGAAAAAGTTGTGAAAAAGCGAACGCCAAAACCCAAATTTTGTCGTATATGCAACAAAGAAGTTGTTTATTTAAAAAACCACAATAAACGCCAAAGAACCGTTTTTTGCTCAACAGAATGTGCAGAAATAGGGCGAAAAGAAAATAGAAATGGTCATTGGACCAAAAAAATTTGCGCTAATAATTGTTATGAAATAGGAATTTAAATATGGAATTTACATCAAAAATTGATTCTTCAAGAGAAACGGTTGGTAAAATTTACAGGGATGCGCAAATACAAGGGGAAAAAGGTGTTGTCATTGGCGACGTAAACCATGAAATAAAAAAAGACTTGGTAAAAGACATCAATGAAGCTATTGAACAAGGCACAAAGGAAATGCCAGGAAAACCTTTTTATTTGGCTATTTACGAAAAATATGACCTCATGCTTAAACGAGGGCTTGTTAGAATTCGCAAAATAACAAAATATCGACCCTATCCAGAACAAGACATGATGTGTTTCCATGTTTATCCAAATGGAGATGTTTATTTTTGCTGGGAATTACCGCATAGAACACAAATGCTAAATATTTTGATGAGTCCTGATTTATTTGATCCAAAACGTGTTGAAATGATTAAACATTGGGAAAATTTGCAACTTGAATATTTTGGTTTTGTTAAAGACAATGAAGGTAATTGGGTAGAAAATAAATTATATCGCGGGGATTATTTATTGGGAACTCCCGATGGGCAAAAACAGATAAAAATTTTAATTTCCTAGCTTAACCATTTGCCCCAACGTTATGATCGACACGTACATTGAAAGCTGTGTTTTCCGCATTTATCGCATTCTCCACTCATGGTCTTTCCAGTTCATCGGGTGTTTTCTTGTTTTTCTTCATCATTGCAATAATCACTTTTTATTTTTTCGTGTAATGCCTCTACAATCCATTGAGTCCTGGTTAACCATGGTTTTTGTTGGACCAAGTCATCTAATTCTTTAAGAAGAAAATTTGGAATTCGTACCAAAACATTGGTGAATTCAATTTTTCCCTTTTTATCTGACAAGACATGACCACCATTAGAAATAAATTTATCACGTTTTTTATTTTCTTTATTTTTTAAAATTTGATGCTTTTGTTTTATAACCACGTATGTACTCCATATTTATGATATATATAAAATATACATACCATATATGTATAAAATATGTCAATTTAAAATATTCTTTCATACAAATCTCTTATTTCATTGCATGCTTTTTGATCTACGGGTTGTATTTCAAAAACTCCTTTTCCGTCCGCTGCTGCATTCCTAAATGCTTTTCGATTTCCGATATGACAATCGAGACAAGTAATTTGGTCATAACTTTGAAGTGCTTTTAAAGCTTCATCGTTATCTTTACCCTTAAAGTCTGCTTGGTTGATTATGGCAAAAGATTTTAGATTATAATTCGTACATTCATGTAACATTCTTCCAATTCCCCCGACTGTCCATATATCAATAGAACTTGGTTTAAAGGGCATCAAAAGTTTATCTGCCGCGCACAAGGCTGCTCGTTGTGATGTCGTATCTCGGCCCCCCGTGTCTACAATAATATCATCATAATCAGCTTTCATTTTTATTAAATTGGAATAAACTGATTTTCCAGTCATGCACACAGTAACAATAGCGCAATTATCACATCTTAAATTATTCAAACCAAGCCCTGCTTGATCTCTTTGTTGAGCCCAATCCCATGCACTTTGCTGTTCGTCTGCATCGACTAATAATACTTTATATCCATGAAAAGCCTTGAGTTGGGCTAAATTGGTAGCAAGGGTTGTTTTACCGCTTCCGCCCTTGATTCCGCCGAGTACAATGATCATATATCCTCTATATTTTTTATATACATATGCTATATAACATATACATAAGAAAAATATAGGGCAATTACATTTTGCATATTTTTTGAAAAGGCACGTGTAAGACTTGCACTTACGACCTCTCCCGTCCGCACTCTTGGGACAACGAGCGCTCTACTACCTGAGCTAACATGCCATTGAAGAAAAGGGTAAAATTTTTACCCATATATAGACTATTGTTTAGGAACATGAAGAGTCAATGTCATTTTTTCTTGACGCATCATGTTATCTTCTATGTCGCGCATAGTGTGTTCAGGTTCCCGACGAAAATTGTTTGAGTATTGCTCATCCATTTTAATAGGGCCTTTTTGAACTTCTACCGCATAAGGCTTAGAATTCTCTCGTTTAGGCATTGCTTTCTCCTATTAAGAATATCTGCCTTTGTAGGCTTGTTTATTAACGTCTTTAGACATTTCAGATTGACGTGCATCTTGTCTTTCAACATATTCAGTTGTTTTGCTGAATCCACGCTCCGGAAAATCTTTCTCAGGCTTTTGGTAATCTTCCACAGTTGGTTTCATGTCCCCTTGTACATAGCCATGTTTTGCCATTTTTTCTTTCATACAACTCCTTAATTATTGCGTTTATAATTTAATCTTTATTGTACATTTTGATTATTTGCAACAACTTCTTTTTCAGGGTTTGCAGCTGGGCTCAAAGCTTGCAAAATTTGTACTTGTTGCATCAAATGGTCAAGATCCATTCCTTTTAATTCTTTTAATGCTTTAACAACATTTAACAAGCTGGCTGTGTCTTCATTATGGGCCCTTCGCAATTTATCTTGCGCAACCGCCGAATCTGTTTGTATTTTTGCTACTCTTTCTTTTGCTAAACCTTCTTGACTATGAGCATAGGCCACTTTAGTCATATTGTCAACTTGCATTTGTTGCATTTGTAGCTCTTCAATCTTCTGCTGTTGTTCTTGCATCGCTTTTTGCTTAGCCATGACTTTTTCAATGATCCGATTTTTATTTTGCAAGGTCATGCATTCTAAAATTTCATCTGGTGGAATTAAATCAGGATAAAGACTTTGCGCATGCAAAATTTGTGCTAATTCTAACTGTTGTTGCGTTTCCGTAAGAGCCGCTTGAACGACCTTACAACCATACTTGAAAAAAATCTTATTATCAAATTCAGCTGTAGGCTCTTCACCAATAACTTGTTTAACTTTTCCATAAGTCCAATTTTTTTGTATGTATTCAATTTCAATTTCGCCACATAATCTTTGCGATTCATCCGCCTGGTCAAATAAACGTTGTAGGTTTCTAGCTGTAGCAGCTTGTCGCATCATTGTAATGATGCCTGCTTTGTCGTCAATGTCCATGCCCATAGCACTGGGGTCAATACCCGCAATGTTGAAAAAGATTCCTTTAAGCATTTCTTCCATTTGTAGCATGACAGGCGAGGGAGGAACAATTGGCATTGCCTGTACGTCGTCCATTTGGAATTCTGGGTCGATAGAAAGCACGCGTCCATGACCTGAATTCAAAGCATCTTCAGGCGTAACAAGAGCTCCTTTTTTGACTTTTAAACCTTGTTGTTGTGCATCAAGTATTTCCAAATTGGAAACCTTTAATCTGTTCAGCAGGTATTGACAATCACGAAGCATAGTCATCGGCGAATTGAATTTGTACGCATAGTAAGGCGTATCAGCCGTAAAAAAAGCAAGCATTGGCACCACTGGATATCTATCCATGCCATATGGGTTAGGTTCATCAACAATTACGCGGTCATTCAAAATTATGCTTCTGCGTACTGTGGGAACAGATTTTTTGATAACGGTTAATTGGCCTTGAAAAGCCTGCATAATTTCACGTAATTGCTCTTTAGTACCTGTAAATTCTTGGCACTCTTCGGTTTTTTTATCTACCAAAAAATTAGCCTCTCGAGATGTAAGATACCAATATTCATCAAAGGCAATAAGGTTCGGAAATTGGATTTGGTAGACTTCGGGCATATAGTAGAATTTATCATCGCGATAAGTTCCCTTTGGTAAAGACAAGATTTCATCTCCAAATTGGGGATACATAATGGCGGCTTCTTGAGCATCAAAGAAAGTTCTTACCCACCAAAACCTTGCATCACTCATATCGTGCTTGCGGAAATAGGGATCAAAAAGACATGATTTCATGTCGACATAGCGCCAACGAGGGTCTGGGCTTATAGGATCTTGTGTGCTGTCTCCATACATGTACATAAACCCTAAACCCTGTATAACTGCTCCCAATTGGAAAGCATCGCTAAAGGTGTGATGAAATCCATGTTTATGATTATGATAGAGACATTTCGTTAGCTGATCAGCGGTTTTTTGCATGCCATTTTGAATAGGAATAACCGCGGAGCTTTTGCGGGTTTGTCTTTGTTGACCGCTAATCGCTTCGCTTATGGGATTCATGATATTGAAATTCCATATTTTCCTTCGATACGTGGCAACACCAGGAAATATCAAACCCCAAACTTCTTGATCATTAATGGTAAATCTTTGGTTTAAATCAGCTTGATACCATTGTGTTTGCAAAATGTTGATACTATCTGAGTAGTTTTTTTCCATGCCTTGGCGCAAGGATAGATTGAGGGAATCTTCGGGCCATAGGATCGGATCGTTGTTCCGCATTTTTCACCATTGCTATTAATTAATTCTATAGTGTAGGATAAAATTTATTATCTGCAAGGAATTAAATTATGGAAAGGGTTAACATATCCCAAGATGACATACAAGATGTTAGTGAAATGTCAAAATTAATTGAAATGCAAATTAATGAAATTGTAAAAGATAATGCAAAAAATATAGCCATTTCGGCAATTATTACGGCATCAATAAACAGTATTTTAAGTCATTGCCAAACTATCGAAGACGTTGTTTTCTTTAGAAATCTATTTGTAAAATTATTTGATACTGCACAAATTAAAAAAAATAATTAAATATTTTTAATTTTTTTGGTGTTTGTGTTTTTCCAATGCAGCTCTTGCAATTGATGCACATCCTTTAATTTCATTAACCATAGCATTAAGTTTATCTACATTTTTCATATAATCTTCAAATTTATCTGCTATTTTTATTGCTACATCAACATGTTTTATTCTGTCTTTATCTTCCAATAATGTTTTTACTTGATCATGTAAATAATCAAGTGAATCAATTATGCCATTTGAGTATATAACTTTGTAGTTTTCAATAGCTGTAAGGCGCACATCCATTTTTTCAAGAATAACTTTAATTTCATCTAATGTTGATTGCTCGTTTGTCATTGGAGTCTCTTATTGTTCTAATTTAACTGTGTAATGCGTCACGTGAGTAAAATTTATTCCATAATCTTTCTGAACTATGCAAGATTCGTGCCAAGGATTTTTTAACAAAGCCGATTGCATATTTTGCAATTTTTTTTGTTTGCATACTATTTGCATCGTTTCGCCGGATGTAAAATAAAAAGTTACTAAATAATTTTCATTCATGGGCTGTTTTTCAAATATTTTTTTAATATAAGCTCTAATCATTATACTCCCAAAATTTTATAAGTTTTTCATAAAGATTTTTAGCTTCAATTTCATTTTCTGATTCAATATAACTTGATTTTGTAAAATAATTAATTGTAACTACATTTTCTTCTAAAGTTACATGAGTCACGTAATTAAAATTAATTGCGCAAGGTTTATCTCCTGTAAAATAAAATATATTTTTTTTCATTTTTTTATCTTTTATTTTTTAAAAATTGATTTATTTTCATCATAACCCCACAAAATATCTTGCTGTATATGCGCTTTCGCAAGTGGGACAAAACCCTAAAAACTGCTCTAAATAATTATCTTCGTTAGGTCTAAGAGCCCATACTTTTCCAGTTTCTAAATCTTCAAAGGTTTCAAATTCCATAATATTTGTTTACCGCCTTTATATCATTGTCAACGCTATTATTATCTTTCCGTTCAATCGCTTTTAATCCTACTGCCAAATACCTAAACGCATCCGCGGCATGGCTATGCTCGTCATGCAATGGTGTGTTTTTATAGCATCCCAGCCGATCGTCCCACACTTTCTTATAGCCTTCCAAATGCTTAAACCCTTTCCCTGTTTTTTCTTCGTCAAATACGCAACGCGCAAGCATAGACCGGACGGTTTGAATACCTTCAAGCTTGTCACATTCTTTGATGTCCAATACGACAAACTTGCCTTCGAGGAGTGGCGTAACATAGTCAAGATATTGTGTCTTAGCTCCAATGTCTCTTTTTCTTGCATCATGAGGAAAGATATGACGTCCAAATCTGTATTTTTGTTTGTTAAGCCAGTCACAATAATGCGATGCTCCCTCGTCCCAATTTTCGTAATAGTTGATAATTGATATATTTCCGCCACGGCCTACCTGAAAACACCAAATTGAAGTAAAGTCATCCAATCCAATATCCCATGCCGTATGTACGACGTTGGCATCATCATAGGGCACCTTAGTAACTGCGCCAGTAGCTCTGAGTTTTGATAATTGGCTTCCATAATATAAACCTTCGTTTGCACTTTCAAATGCTTCTTTAGGGGTCGAGGGGTATTCTTGTTTCATCGAATCACCTAGCATCCGTAATTTCATTTCATACCAGCGTCTTTGCTCTTCATCAATTTTCCGTTGACGTTCTATTTCAATTTTATCTAGGTATTCGTTAGTTTCTTTGCTCACAATTATTTCCTGGCTTTTTTCTCTATATCCTAACTCTTCGTACCACGGGAAAAAAAAGAATCTTTGTTGCATTGGAGACAAGTCCCGTCCAGACAATGAGAGAGACTCGGCTTGTTTGCTGAATTCGTAAAAGTATCCTTCTCGCCCTTCAGCGGTTGACTCAATGGCAATGACTTGATCAGAGCTGACTGTATTAAGTGATCCTGTAACGATCTCTTTAGCGACATCAGGTGATTTTGCACATATTTTTCCGAATTCGGAAACGAGTAATCGTTGATATGTTCCAGAACGGAAACCCGTGCTGACTCTATAGCTACTTCCATTTTCGAAAGCAAGTTCTCCAGATCGGTCATTTGTTGCGGAGTTAAAAGTTCTTGTCCATTGTGGCATTCTGTCATAGGCGTATTTAACCTTTTTTTTAAAAATGTCTTCAGCATCTTCCTTTCTATGTGCGATAATCCCTGCATGTGTGTTGCCATGCCAAAAACAATCATCTAGAAAATTAATTGAAAAGTATGTTGTGACACCTAATTGCCTGGCTTTGAGGACAAGCATTTGATGCCATTCTTTTTCAAATAATATTTTTTGTGCCCAGTTAAGATTGAAAAGTATTTCGTTTCCACTCTTGTCAGTTATGTAATACAAATTTGTCAAGCGCCATAACTTATTATTAAGCTCTTCTTGCGTCGGTATGTATTCATCATTCAATTTTTCCTCCTTCAATTTTTATAACTTTACATCCTTCATATTCAAAAGCCCAGATAATATTTTTTTTTACTATGTTGATACCGTAATCTTCATTGTGAGCTAATCTTAAAGTTGTCACCAAAGCGCTCTGAACATTTTCTGAAAAACATTCGCTTAATTGTTCATTAATTTTTATTAAAAAAGGAGGAATATAAGTTATTTCAAATTTGTATATCATTTTTTCTCATATTTTTTTGTTATAACGATTAAATTTTCAATACGATTGTCCTTAGAGTTTCCATTGATGTGGTAAACATGCTCATTGTGCTCTAAAGGTCTACCAAGGTGCTCTTCCATTACATGTCGATGGACAGTTTTTTTTATCCCTTTTATAGTTTTATGTTCATATAAATTTTTGCTCATACTAATCCTTATATGGATCAAAAATCCTAGAGTCTGCCATACACACACCTATGGGCTTTAAAATATGTAAAATCTTGATTGTGTTACTATGATGAGCTAACACTTCTTCAATTCGTTTGTAAGCTAATGGAGATTCGTCAAGATCCCCTCCGCGAACTTCTACGCCCGCTTTTTTAATCCATGCATCATGTTCTTCTCTTTTGACGAGCCCTTCGGTAAGCATTTTTCCAGTTTTTCTACACCGTTTTCCTTTTGCTTGATTTCTTCCAAGCAAACGACCGGCTCCATGTATTGTTGAATATAACGCTTGGGCATTTTCTTTGGATTCAATTCCTTCAAGTATAACTGAGATATCTCCCATAGAACCTCCGACAAAACCCTTCTGGCCTGGAAAAGCTGGTGTGGCACCTTTTCGCACGACCCACATATCTTTATCAAAATGTTTTTCTTTCCATGCAAAATTGTGATGGTTGTGGATGGAATCGACAATATTTGATCGTAATATTTTTGCAACCCTTTCACACACCCAATCTCTGCCAGCGTAAGCATATCTACCAGCGAGTTCCATGCATTTAAGATATTGGGCTCCGAGGTCTGAATTTTCATCAAGAATGACCGGCTCTGCGTGGATTCCATCTTTCCCTCCTGCTGCTTTTATGAAATGAGTCGCAATACTATGTCCCAGACCGCGGCTCCCAAAATGAACGCCAATCCATACTCTGTTTTGTTCATCCACAAAAATATCGACATAATGATTGCCTGAACCAACAGTTCCGAGCTGACTAATAGCCTTATCTTTGAGTCCTTTGAGTAAAGAAAGTTCTACCCAAAGTGGGTCATCGAAAAGTTCGTTTTCAATTTTTTCTTGATTTTTTCTACCCACTCCAAACGATATATGTTTTTGTACCTCATTCATTGTCCTATATATGTTTTTTTTAATTGCCTCCGCATCGCAATCGCACAACACAGCCTTATTACCGCAGGCAATATCAAAACCAACACCATTAACACAGATCTTTCTTTCATAAGCAATAACGCCACCAACGGGCACACTATAACCGATATGGTGGTCAGCCATGAGAGCGCCATAACAAGCATCATATTTCATCGCCTCCTTAATTTGGGCTAATGCTTCGGGCAAAACTTCACCCCAAACACGAATACCATCAATTATACGCATGAATTTTTTTCCATCTTGCTATGATTTCTACAGCTTTTTTACTTTTCCAAGAATCAGCTATAAAATTTGTAACTTCGATCATATCATCCATTGAAGCATCATGGTGAGCTAATTTACCACCGGAGGGTTTTAATCCTAATGAATGTAATTCGCATTTTTCATTTTTCCAAAATGTACATCCTTTTTGGCTACCAGTTTCAGGTGGACTTCGCTTTGCTTCAAAACCTTTTAAAGCTGGTTTTATTATACTTTCTCCACTATCAAAATCATCATACATAAGGCGATGTGCATAGCCAGCATCCATTAACGCCTCCACATCTTCAGGAGTGCCACAACATGGATAATGACACATAAATGTACATAAATAACAACTACATTCACTTGGTAAAACTTTTAATTCCATTATTTTACCTGTATAAAAGGGGTTGCTCCGCTTGTCACAGATGGCAATTTACCATCCCATTTTTGTACGGCTTGCCATTGGATAAGTTCCTGGGTAACGGATTGTGATAACAATAGGTTGGCTTTTGATTCTGATTCAGCTTGAACAATGGCGCATCGAGCTTGACCTTCCGCTTTCGCTATTTGTTTTTTGGCTTCGGCTTCAGCTTCTCTTAACTCGTTTTCTCTTTGTTGAGCCCTTTGGTTAGCCTCAATCTTTGCATTAAGAGCCGCTATTACATTGGTAGGAAAATGAAATCTTCCAATTAAATAAATCCTACTTAATTCAATACCTATCGGTGCCAAATCCTCTTTTACGTGTTTCTCTACATCTTCAAAAAAGGATTCTTTCCCAGAGTACAAATCTTCAATGCGAGTTTTACTAGCAGATTTATTAATAGCATCCCTAATATAATTTCGGATAAATACGTGAGTGATTTCATCCATCCCTCGTCTATATCGTTGAAATATGAGGGGAATAGATTCCGGCCTAAGATGATAAGTAATGCCAATGTCAGCAGAAACGGCCATTCCTTCCGACGTTTGAAAATTGAATCCTTCACGATCTCCCTCCCAGGTATCATTTTGTTCAAAAATTGGAAATTGATAGACGCTGCGCCAAGGTGCAATCCAATGCATTCCTACATGTAATTCTTTTGCTTCTACACCTTTATTATCTCCCAATAGGTCTACAACAACCCCTACATATCCTGGAGAAATCATTTTAAAACAAGATGCCCAGGCAATAAAAAGAAATATTGCAATGCTTCCGATTGCCGTATATTTAAATGTCCGATCTTTTTGCATTTATTGTTCCTTTGATTGTGCTAGTTCTACGGGCATAATATTTTTCATAATTAAAACAGTTTTTACGATAGTCAAATCTTTCTCCAACTCATTGAATCTGCCATTCATCCATAGAAGCGCAGAACCAAAAGCTGTTAAAATAATGACGGTGTCTACATGTTTTTTAAACCAGTCCATAAAATCTCCTTATTTTTTATTTTCGCACATACCTTGCAAATGCAATCTTTCTAATTCGGATTCTGCAATTCTGTAAGGGGCTTTTTTACCCGTAGTCGGCCGCGTGGCATATATTTTGCCTTGTTTAATAGACCGTCTAACGCTACCAGGATGCATTTTTATGCGCTTAGCAAATTCTTCAACTGTCAAAAATTGTATTTCCATAAAACACCTCTTTTTTTAGTAATACGTACGCCCATATTTATGCATAAAATGTAATAGAAGTCAATTTTTTTTTGAGCAATAAATATATATATTGACTTATATGAATTTTATCCAGCAATTTTTAATTTTAACAACCACAAGTGGAGAAAAACCATGTCTAAAATGTTTCAGGTTTATGGAATAGGTCAAGCTTTAATTCCGGTGTTACCGCCCCCTTTGCCTTTTGAAAATCCTCCTACAAGCAACCAAACAAATTACGAAATAGGTCAATTAGTTTTTACCCCTCCTCAAGCACCAACAGCTTTTTATCTTTATGGCGGTGCGGGCAACTGGATACAATTTGCAAATAGCTCAGGTGACATCATTGCAATCAATGGTACGGCTAACCAAATTACTTCTTCTACAACAGCGGGTACGGCTACTTTATCGCTGCCTTCAGCTATTACAGCGCCGGGTTCTTTAACAACAACTACAACTTTAGCCGCGGGCACAACAATTACCGCTGGCACCGGTATCACAGCTACAACAGGAAACATTGCTGCATCCTCGGGTAATATTACAGCTTCTGGCACAGTTACAGGCGGAACAGGAATCATAGCCACAACGGGCAATTTAACAACATCTGCCGCAGGTGCGGGACTTGTAACCAATCCCACAACTGCTTCAGGAGCCGCCTCTGGAGCTGTTGTTTGTAACGGTCGTGTAGGTTCGGCAAGCTTTACTTCACCATCAATTGCAGCCGGAGCCACTCAAACACTAACTATAACGAACAGTGCGATTACGGGTTCAGGAACACTTGTACATTATTCTCTTCGCGGTGCAACTGCGGGGGCTGCTTTAAGTATTGTGAGTGTTACAAACTCTGCTGGTTCATCGGCCGTTGTTGTTACAAACGGAACAGGGGCTACAACCCAAACTGCAACCTTGACGCTAGATTTCATTGTTCTCAACTAATAGGAGATTAACATGTGGAAAGATAGCGTAAAATTTGAAACTTTAACCGTTGTTGCTGCTGGAAGTATCACAACTAGCTATGTGGCAGCTGTGACGGTTTCGCTTCCCGTTGTCATGATGGGTATAAAAAATGGAACTAATGGCGACGTTGTACTTGGTATTGACGGCTCTACCGCTAAATGGGGCTTTCCAGCTAGTTCAGGAGGCGCCTATGATTATACAGCAAACTCACCGACCCATAATCAACTTATGTTGTCGCAAGGCACAACTGTTTATATTAAATGGCAAGGAAGTGCTCCAGGAACGCCTACGGGCAATGTTTACATTGAATTTATGGAGGTAACAACTTGAGCCAAGTATATGTAGGTAATGGATCAGGAGGGGGTGGAGGAGGTACTGTAAATTCTGTTGAAGGTGTATCTCCTATTTTAGTTAATGGGGTGTCAGGCACCCCAGAAACGGGTAATGTTGTTGTATCAATAGCAGAAAATGCATTTATACAAACCATAACGGGTGATGTAAATGGAGCTGAAGGGCCTGATGCAGTTGGTAATTTCAACTTCCATGTTTTTAATGCCACTATTCAATTTGAAGGTGGCGTTAACGAACAGCTTTTAGATTTTGGTAACAATTCTTATAGCTCAGGAAGTTTGATTTTAGGCACCAAACCAAGCAATTTGACAGGTCAAAGAAATACCGGCTTAGGCATTAACGTTTTTAATGTTCTTACAAGCGGCAATGACAATACCAGTATAGGGTACCAAACAAGCAGCGCTTTAACCAGTGGGTCTGATAATACTGCTCTGGGCTCTTCAAGCTTAAGGTTTAATGTTTCCGGCGTATCTAATACTGCTATAGGCTATGATACGCTTTATACGGATTTGGGAAGCTATAATATTGCTGTGGGCTCATCTAGTGGAACAAATTACGTTGCTAGCGAATCATCTAATATTGTTATTGGTAATTTAGGCACAGCTTCAGAATCTAATGTGATACGAATCGGTACGCAAGGCACAGGTAATGGGCAACAAAATAAAAATTTTCAAGCCGGAATAACAGGTGTTACCGTTGCCGCATCAGCACCGGTTGCAGTCGATACAAACGGTCAATTATCAAGTCTTGGATTTGGAACATCCACACAAGTTCTAACGAGCAATGGCCCAGGAGTATCCCCTACTTGGCAAGCGGCTGGTGGTGGAGGAATTACCGAATATTTTTCTGTAAATTTAACTTCTCCTCAAAATAATGTAACAGGCGATGGAACTCAATATCAGATTCCCTTTAATTCTCAATTAACATCAACGCCAAATGCAAATTATAATACATCTACAGGGGTATATACGGCTCCATCTACTGGTATATATTCTTTTTCCAAAACTCTTACAGTAAACCCAAATGCTTCAGGCGCAACTCAAATAATTTCTTATTGGAATGGAAGCGCATTTAATATTAGGTCTGCGCAAGAAGAATTTGCAGCAAATATTGGTGGATTCATTTTAAGTGACACTATCACAATCCCAATGAATGCTGGCGATACTATGTCTTGCGCAGTCCTGGCAAGTGGAGGTACCAAAACAGCGACTGTTTACGGACAAACACCTACGGGGGGCGCAACAACATCATTATTTAGCGGATTTAAAGTGGCTTAATTATTTAAAGGAACTGGAAACTCATGAGTCAAGTATATGTAGGTAATGGATCCGGCGGTGGTGGCGGAGGTAGTCCAATTGAAACCTTAACAGGTAACACAGGTGGAGCGCAAAGCCCAACAGCTAATAATATTAATATTATTACAGCTAATGCGACACCGGTTTTTGCTGGGTCAACTTCTGAACTTACACTTAATTTTGGTTTGACCAATATTGTTTTTGGTTCTTCATTGCCAAGTGCAGTTGGTGGTTCTGCTGTAAGAAATGCAGGTTTAGGCTTTCAGAGTTTAAATGCGGTAACTACCGGAGAAGATAATACTGCAATGGGTTGGGGTGCATTAGAAAATATGCAGGCAGCAAACCAAAACACAGCTTTTGGATCAACGGCATTAGCAGGCGAAGTTGGTTCAAATGGAAATGTAGCGCTAGGCTACGCTGCAATGGTAAATTTTAATGGAAATACAGCCCAAGAAGATCTCAATACTGCTGTAGGAACTTTTGCTTTAGGATATTGCGTAAATGGATCCCAAAACATTGGTTTGGGTTACAATGCAGGAAGTCAATATGGAAGTAATGAATCCTCCAATATTGTTATAGGAAATGTTGGAGTTGCCTCAGAATCTAATGTTATACGAATAGGCACTCAAGGCACTTCCGTTGGTCAACAAAATCAATGTTATGTTGCAGGTATTGTAGGCAATACCGTTAGCAATGCTGAATATGTAACGGTTAATAGTTCAACAGGACAGCTTGGTGTTGCTTCAGTTCCTTCAGGTACTCTTGTATTAATTCAAAGCCAGACAGCTTCAAACGTTGCTAATTTAACATTTAATACGGGCATCACTTCAACTTACAATAATTATTTATTTACGTTTAACAACGTAATTTCAAATGATGCTGGAGGCAGAAAATTTTATTGCCAAGTTTTTTCAGGTGGCAGCTGGCAAACCGCCAATTACTTTTCGGGTAATTGGTACCAGTTTTATACTGGATCTTCTGGCAATAACAGCGATACAACACAAATCATTATTGCTATTAACGAGACTAATGTCCAAGTCGGTGTTACTGGCCAATTGCAGTTTTACAATGTTACAAGCGGTAATAATCCTACTTGGTTAGGTGATACAGTAGATAATTTATCAACGGCATCGTGGGCTAAAGCTTGGGGTAGCACAACTAATACTAATATTTCGGGTTTTAGATTTTACTTTGATAGTACGAATATTTTATCAGGAACAATCAACCTTTATGGAATTGTAAATTGAAATTTATAGACAAAAAAAACCGAGGAACGTTATGAAGCATTTGATATTCTTGTTGTTAATGGTAACTTTGACAGGCTGCGCGGCACTCCCTCAATTTTTTCAGGCTGCCGAAGATATTGCAGATGATACTGCCATAAAAATAGAAGTTTCAAGGGAAACTTTTCAAAAAGAAACTGACTTGCATATCACAATCGATGTGCAAAACAAAGACGAACCCAAAACAGGTTCTACACAAAACAAATAAAGGAAACTGACATATGTTAGATAAAATGAAATCTCTCTTTAAAGAAGGTCTCGAATATACACACACAGCTGGTCTTTTGCAACAAATTGCTAATGTTGTCAATATTGTAAATGCCCAATATATGAAAGAACCAGATGGAAAAAACGCCGCCCTCGATGCTATTTGCGAACTTTTGCAAAGCCATAAAGATAAACCCGCACAGACTGAACAACAGCCTGAAGCAACTCCAGGAGCATGTAAACAATGCCACTAATTGCAAGCGGATCAAAAAGGGCTATTGGAAAAAATATTGAAAAAGAAGAAGCTGCGGGAAAACCAAAAAAACAAGCAGTTGCAATTGCCTTAAATGTGGCTAGAAAAGCCGGAGCTAAAATACCAAAAAAAGGAAAAAAGTAACCATGGATAAAGCTTTAAAAAAAGAAAAAAAAGCCATCGACAAAGGCATGAATAAGCTAATGAAAATGGACAAAAAAAATGATAGAATGCATGAAAAAGAAGGCATGAAAAAAGCCATGAAAAAGAAAGGCTGCTAGTTATATGCTATCTATATAAAACCCCTATATAAATTATATAGGGGTTTTATATGTATTTTTCATTGCATCAAAATTTTCCATGTGATTGTTGAATCCTTTCGATATTTATCTAAATCCACGCCTTTTAATTCGGGAATTTCATCGTAAGCCACACGTCCACGCATTGTTGTTTTCATAACCTTTATACCATGCCCTTTGCAATTTTGGTTGTTACAAAGCTTTAAAAGCTCTTGTCTATAGCTTTCTTTTATCTTTTCAAGATCTTTAATCTGTTTATCCAAATTTTGATATTGGGCTGCACAGTTTGCCCAAAGGGGTTCATCGCTCATGTCTTTATAATCGTCATCAACTAATGGGGGTGGTTCGTTAAAAGCGACACATTTAAAAAATTCGCGAGCTTTAGGCAAATAAACCTTTTTAAAATCTGGATCAGGATATACTTCTATGCAAACTCCATTTTGCCCGTCATAGCTATAAAAAAAACATTTTTCGGCGCCAGTAACAAGCAGTTGGTGTTGCATTTGATCGCGATAGTAAGAAGGGATCTCTCCAGCAATTGCCGCATTGTGTAATTTAGATCCTCCGCATTTTATTTCTAGGATAAACCTTCCCGACATAGTTATGCCGTCAAGAGAAGCCCCTAAAAATTCATATTCTGTGCTTTCAACAACCTGTGGCTCCATAAACAAGTCATATTCTTCAATAAACCGGGCCCGCGCTGCGGGCTCCAGTTTTATTCCTCGTTCCATGGCTTCGTTAGAAACTTTTTCGGGTATCAAACCTAATTTTCGTTGCCAGCATTTATAGGGAGTTTCCCACGGATTATTGCCCATGATGCATGAGCAATCCGAGGCTGTAATGACTGTCTTTCTCCAAGACAGCCATTCAAGTGAACCTTGTTTTAAATTCAAAATCTTCATTATGCTACCGCCATGGA